TGTTATTGTTGTTAGTCATGCTACCACTTTGAATGTTTTGGTTCACATTGTTGCTAGTACTAACGTTGTTATTGTTATTTGTATTGACCGCAGTGCTAGTCGAAACGTTGTTATTTTGATTAACGTTATTACTAGTTGTTTGATTGACATTATTATTGTTATACGTCATTGTACCACTGTTAATGTTGTTGTTAGTATTGACGTTGGTATTAGCTGACGTTGTAGCATTGTTATTGTTATACGTCATTGTACCGCTGTTAACGTTGTTATTAGTGTTGGTACTAGTGCTAGTTGATGCATTAACGTTATTGTTGTTGTACGTCATTGTCCCACTGTTAACGTTATTATTTTGGTTAACGTTAGTGTTTGTAGCAGTACTAGCACTGACGTTATTGTTATTATACGTCATTGTGCCTGAGTTGACGTTATTGTTGTTATACGTCATCGTACCGCTGTTGACGTTATTGTTATTCATAGTCTGCGTACCACTGTTAATGTTGTTATTAGTATTGACTGAGGTAGCTGTGCTAGTAGAAACGTTGTTGTTTGTGTTGGCGCTTGTACTGTTTACAGTACTTGTACTAGTAGAATTGCTGTTACTAGTGTTATTATTATTACTGTTTACCGTACTTGTACTATTGCTTGTGCTATTAGTATCAACAAGTGAGGTTGAGGAATAACCACCTGTAATTGAGGTAGTTTGGTTAATCAATGCGGGCGGTGTAGTTTGGGCGAATACGCCCAGGCTAGTGGCTATGGCCACTGCCAAAATTGTCTTCTTCATTTTTCTTTCCCTTTTTATTCTTATTATCGAAAGATGAGGATCTTTGTCCTCTTTGATATTTATCAATAAAAGTGCTAAATATAGTACAACTAATAAAAACTACAAGGAGAATGTTGTGTCAGAAGAAAAGAAACCACTATCCCGTTCAGAACGTGAAGCAAGAATCAAAGACAAAGCCGGTTGGGTAATTACAGTTATAGCCGCTTTGTTAGCAGTCAACACTTACATTGCTAGTGGAAATTCTAGCAAAGTCTTGAACAATACGATTAAAGCAAATGACACTTGGGCATTCTACCAAGCAAAATCAATCAAACAAACATTAGCGGAACAAAGCTATGATGATGCTATGGAAAGAAGACAGTTTGAAAAGGCTGAAAAATTAAAGGCTAAAATTGACCGTTATGAATCTGAACCTGAGACAGGGGAAGGTAAGAAAGAATTAATGGTTAAGGCTCGTGCATTAGAAGCAGAGCGTGACAGTGTTCGCAAGTCAGGCCCGTGGATGACCTTTAGCGGTATGGCGTACCAGTTAGGTATTGTACTATTGTCTGCATCTATCTTAGCAGTAAGTATGCCCCTGTTTTGGGGAAGTATTGCAGTTAGCGGTGTGGGTGCATTTTTAATGAGCCAAGGTATTTGGCTCTGGATGCCGTTTTAATTACGCTTAGGTGTATAATCGACCCCGGGAATAGGAGTGTAATCTTTATTGATGGGGTCGGTGATGTCATCACCGTATTTTAGTACGATATACCCCAGTAGGTTTTCTTCCGTGTTATCAGATAAGCCTACCAATAAATGATCATGCCATTTGATCTTTGTCTTTATCTGTGACTTTATAGATTGATCCTTAAGGATATCATTAAAATCATTAGATTCTCGTTTGAACGTATAGTATTTCATGTTTTCCAAATGGTGAAGGCTATTAAATCTTTTTCGTGCTCAAAGTAAAACTCATATTCCCCGTGAATTTGTCCTGCAGGGGTTAACTGTTCATAACACCACTCACATGAACAATTACGCTTACACCAATCTAAGATTGGTTCAAGCTCACCGTACTTAAGTTCTATTTCAACCTTGTTTGTATTTGGTAACATTGACTCCGCTCTTTTCTAAGAAGTCTACACCGTTGTTATCTCGGTAGGTATCTCGATAAAAAACGTTTTTAATACCTGATTGAAAAATCATTTTAGCACAATGAATACAGGGTGCAGTTGTGCAGAACATTGTTGCATCTTCACTAGATTCAGTTGATCCAGACACCTTAGCAATTGCATTACTTTCTGCGTGGAGAACCTCATCTTTAGTAACTAACCTATATCTACGATTACTTTCATATTCGGTATTGTATTCTTCAAACGGCCACCGTTCATAAATTTCATCTGGACTAAGCCATCCACCTGCATCACCACTCATGTAATCTTTGTATTCGCACTCGTTATCCCACCCAGTGGGCATACCGTTGTATCCATAGCTAAGAATACGATTGTCTTTAACAATAACTGCACCTACTTGTCTACGAATTGCATGGCTGAGTTTGCCAGTTCGTTCGGCTACATCCATATAATAGTCGATGTACTTTTGTTTCATTCTTCTAGTAGATCAAGTTTATTAGGTTTGTCTTTCCACTCAGCCGCATCAGGCAAAGCATCTTTCTTTTTAGTAATATTAGGCCACTTCTTTGCTAGCCGGTCATTTATATCAATCCAAAAATCAATATTCTCAACTTTTTTATCACTGTCTTCTACGATTGCGTTAACCGGACACTCGGGAATACACACTCCACAATCAATACATTCGTCAGGATTGATTGCTAGAAAGTTGGGACCCTCATAGAAGCAATCTACTGGACAAACTACTACGCAATCGGTGTGTTTGCACTTAATACAATTATCTGTTACAACGTGTGTCATTTTATATATGTTTCTTCAATTAATTCTTTGGCTAAATCTTCATCAAGCAACCTGCTTACTACCGAGTCGCTAATACCAAATCTTTCACAAAAAGCCTTGCCATACAACAAACCTTTAAGCTGGTCAAAAATATACTCTTTTTGAAAGACTTCGTAATCTTGTTTACTTATCTCTGGTTTAGGTAGGTTATCTAAAAGAGAGATCATGTTAGTGAATGCGTTCATGCTATTTTATTATGCTTGTGCTTACAGTTATCCATGTGCCATCTTTTCATATTTTTATAGTCTCCTATTTTACCACAGTGTGAACAAGTAAGAACAATAGTGTCCTGTAGTCTCATTTTTAGGTTTTGCTTGTGTTTTTCTGACTTGGGTTTTCCTTTAAGGGATTCACTAATCTTCTCGGCAGTTTTTGCCAGACGAATATCTGTTTCTTTTGTTTTCCCTAGATTCCAAGATGAATTGTTTGGGTTATTTACTCTAGAATCAGTCCTGCGCCTGATATGCTCATGTGATTGTTTTCTGCCCTTTAGTTTTTCTCGTTGCGATTCTATAGTGACTGGCGTTTTTTGATATCCCAAAATTCCCTCTCCTCCCAAAGTCATATTATATCCGTTGCTATTCTCAAAATAGACGCATGAATTGTATTCCCTTATAAAGAACTCTTCCATAACATTTTTTGTGTATTCTCCGTCTAATGATTCATAGATTACATTCCATATAAATGTTTCCCAGCCATATTTTCGTATAGCATTATAGAATGCATTACTAGTTTTAACACCGTTTAGGGCAATATTTTTGTGCTGTGATTTTCTCCTAGGCCAACAAGAATCAAATCCTACATAAACCTTGTTAGTTATCGAGTTTATTGCGGTATAAATTACATATTTCTTCATATACTTATTTATATGAACCTGTGGGAATCAATCCCATAAAGAGCGATAAAATTTACCGAACAATTCAAAACCTTCTTGCATCCGTTCTTCATGTAATTGATGTCCTACATGATCGTACCAATGTTCATCTGGGTTCTTGTCTACCATTTGATAAGTTGCTTCCATTTTACCAGTGACTGGGTTTGGATATAATCTATCTGTTTCAACCCAATCATATTCTCCTTTACCGTGATGATATTGTGAACTATAATCATCTTTGATTAATTGCTCAAAAGACCAGATCATTTTATCTAGGATTTCATCCCAACGCTTGGCAGCTATTTCCCATGCTTCGTTGTGAGATTCTTTGTAGAAATCAAAGCTATCTTGTGCAGACCAATCTTCTCCACCAACATCATTTACTACTTCGCTAGGGACACCGTGCTTTTCTTCTTTAAGTTGCAATAGTGCGGGCAGAATGATATGAGCTAATGTATGATCTAATGACCAGGTATCAAATCGCTCAATGTCAATATCAATCTTTCTATCCCCGTTGCCCTTAGGATACTTACCAATTTTTATTTTCATGTTTTATTTGCCAAAATATCATTTTTTACTTTACCGTCTACAAATGCAAACACATCATTAGTGTGTTCATCCATTACAGCGGCATACTTGATTTGTTTATATTCTTTTGCTAGTTTGGCAAGTTCTTCAACTGTAGTTGCTTGACAAATGAATGTTCTATCGTCTTTTTCATAAAGGTATAACACATTGTTAACTCGTTCAATGAACAATTGGCTCACTGCATTATTTGGTTTTTCTTCTTCGTCAAACATAGACATATCGATGCCCTCACTTTTGGCTTCTTTGATAATCAAATCTTTGATGCGCCAAATTAACACAGAATAACCCACATGATAACCAATGAAAAGACCAACGATAAAAATTAGTAATTCAAACATAGTGATATTTATTTGATAGGAATGTTAGACCAGACCTTTAGTTTTTCAAATTTTGCTTTGCGAGCCT